CGAGAAGTTTGGTGTTTGTTGTGTTTGTTGGTGGTGCAGTAGGTACAGTAAGTGTTGATAATGTTGCGTCATACCCACCAGAGCCAATAATTATTTTAAAACCTGATAGGTAGCCATTAAGTATGTCACTAGCACTACCGCCGTTAGCACCAATCGCAGGAGGGTAAGTCGTAGAACCGTTATTAACAGAACCTCCTCCAATAGCAGAACTTGTTGCAACTCTAACTCCATTTAAAAATAGACTTTGTGTGCTTCCTGTTCTACACCAAACAATATAATTCCACGCGTTTAAGTCTGGTGCAAAAGAAGTTACAAGATTGTACGGAGTGCCTCCAACCCAAGTAGTTGACTCTATATAACCATTGCTATTTGTAAGTGCTATATTCCACGAACTACCACCAGCGGTTGCTCTATCGGTTTGATTGCCGAAAAAATTCATGGAGCCGCTTCTATCAAATTGGTATACCCATGTCTCTAAACTAAAATCAGATGAACCAACAAGAAGGCTGTTGTTAGGCAGGGTGAGAATATCTGAGTTTGCTCTTACAAAAAGCCCACTACCACCTACAGTAGCTGTGCTGTACGAAGCCGTTGGCAAGAACGGGCTGAAGGCTTGGACGGATGGAGAACCGCCTGTAGTAAACGTAGCTGCTGTTGCGCTATTGTCTAAAAATCTATTGGATTGGCAGGTCAACAATATGCAGCTTGATGCCCCTTGGCTTGTTGTTGTTAAAGGCGTTGTAGATGGAGTAAATGAAGCGCCTGTATACACCGCAGAATTGCAAAATCTTAGGTTTGATATGTACCCGTAAAAATATTGGGAAGAGCTAGACAATGCTCCAATCTGCCACGCGCTACTGCCAAAACTTACACCAGAAGTAAATTGTGTACCACGAACCCCGTTCACATAGAACGAACAATTATTTGAGCCGCCACCTGAACGAACAACGGCAACATGCGTCCATGTATTTAAAGGAATTACATTTATTGCGTCGGCAGTAACAGTTGCACCATCATAAAACTGCAATTTCATATTGCTGCCAGTAGCAACAACAATATCAAAATAGAATGAGCCATTTACAAATCTTTGGGTACTAGTGCTTGTTACATAAACCCAACCTTCTATTGTGAAATCACTTGGCATTGCTGCTAATGAAGAAGTGTTTAAATAGCTAGAACCATTAAAATTATTACTCCACCCTGTCTGCGAGAAAGGCGTAAACGTACCCTGCGTCGGCGTACCATTACGAGTAACGGTATTACCAATACTTGACGTATCTAAGAACGTATTGTTCTGTGCGCCGTTCGTAGACGTTGTGTTTAGCAGCAACGTGACAAGGTTAAAAAAACTACTTACTGCTGCTGCCGCAGCGTTACCAAGTAATCTACCTAAAATTCCAGACATTATGTTAGCCCCGAACCAGAAATAATCCACGTTGTCGAAGTCATCTTTATTGCTGATGCCATACCGTACTGCGCTAATGTTCGGCTACCTGTTGTGCCTGTGCCAGCTAAATACATTGTGTCGGATGTGATTGCAACCGTGACCACTTGGCTAGTCATGTTGATGAACGTCAGCACAGTACCTAGCGCATAAGCTACAGTAGCATTTGAATCAATAGTAAATGTCCTAGCATTAGCATCTGTTGATGGGTGCAAAATAGCTTTGCCAGAGTCTGCTAGAACCGTTGTGTATGCCGCTGATTGACTGTTAATCGGCACATTCAAATAACCAACACTTGCTGAGGCAGGCGGGAAGGTCATTGTTGTAGCATCAGTCCCAGCCAACGTAAGGCTATTACTTGCTGTCAACGTCTTACCATCGTCAATCGTTAACGTAGAGCCAGTAGCAGGAGCCGTTAAAGTTACTTTGTTGACTGTGGTGGCAGACGCTACACCAAGAACTGGAGTAACTAAAGTTGGCGAAGTAGCTAATACAACATTACCGCTGCCAGTAGTAGCCGTCCATGTCGGCGCACTAGCACCAGCACTTGTTAATAAATATCCTGAAGTACCCGCCGCAGTAAACGCATACGCAGTTCCAGTGCCATATGGCACAGCTCCAGCCGTAGGGGTAGTAGTGCTATTTGTACCACCGTTAGCTATAGGCAACGTGCCTGTTACACCAGTAGTTAGTGGTAAGCCAGAGCAAGAACTCAATGTACCTGAACTTGGAGTGCCTAACGCGCCACCGGGAGCCACAAAGTCTGTGCCCGCAGTAGCAGCAGTAAAGGCTGATGTGCCATTACCTTTTAAAACACCTGTCAAGGTTGCTGCACCACTGCCGCCAGAAGCCACAGGTAGTGCAGTACCTAATGTTAGAGAAGTTAAATAAGTTGTTACATCTACGACGTTTGTCGCGTTATTAAAGACAAACATTGTCTTACCTGCTGCAACCGCAATGCCAGTACCTGTTGAATTTTTAACAGTTACTGCATCGGCTAGTCCGTTATAGACAATGTATTGCTTCTCAATCGCTGGCACAATCAGATTACGTGCCCCACCCGATGTACCCGTCAAATTCAAACGCAAATTACGCGCAGTTTGAGTTGCGTTAGTATCGGTAAGCGTTAGTGTTACATCGGCGCTAGAAAAAGACACATCTGCTGTACCTGTGATTGCCTCTTCAACCGCTGTACCAAGGTTAGTATTGGTAGTGGTTCCCCACGTACCCGCCTGCTCACCCGTGGTAATCAACTCAATTTTTAGATTACTGTATGTACTTGCCATATTAGTTCCTTATGCTACTTGAATCAGAACCCAGTTTGGATCCTGATAATCGTTGACCACGGACCACCCACGGAAAACAACTGTCCCTACCGCTCCCGTCCCAGCAACACCAATTACATTTTCGGTATGATTATAACTTAGCGATAGTGTACCAACGCTACCAATTGCAGCAGTTCCTACAAGAAGAACTGAATCACCAACCGATACACCAACCCCGCTAAATCCTGAAACACCTTCTACGCCAGTTACAGAAACAGTTCGTTGGAAAACTGGTACAACTGTTCCAATTGCGCCTGTTCCCTGTACACCAACTACGTTGGTTGGAAGATACGGACTACCTATCGCCCCTGTTCCTTGTACCCCTGTGACTGACACAACAGGGGACAGTACTACGGATACATCGTTTACTGCCCCAGTACCTGAAACACCAGTTACATTAAATATAATACCAAAGAAGAAGGTAGGGGTTCCAACTGCACCTACCCCTTGCACCCCCGTAGGTACTAGAACAACCTGCTGCGGTATAACTACCGTTCCAATTGCCCCCGTTCCTTGAACCCCGATTAAATGTTCTTCTGGGTTGTTAGAGACAACTGGATAAATACTTCCTACATTACCTGTTCCTTGAACGCCCGTTGGTATAACTGCTTCGACGATACCGCCCCAAGCATTTTGGCCCCATGTGCCAGAACCCCAGCCAACCGTATTGGAAGCAGGGATTCCGCCCCACGTAGCATCATTCCATGCTCCTTCACCCCACGATTTAACGAGGTTCGGCACATTGTCTTCCTATTAAGCTATACGGATAATTGCAGTAGCGGCAGCGGGCGCAGGAAATTGAATCTGGAAGTCTCCTGAACTAACCTGCTGATCACCACCAAAACTCAAAACAGCACATGCAGGCTGACCCGCAGCACTGTTGTTATAAATGATAGCGCCACAACTAGTAAACGTAGCTGCTGACCATGTTGTGTTATCAAAGTCGCAAATGGCGGTGGTGCTAGACGCTACAGGAGTAATCGAAACTAATGTATTACCACCAGTGCTGTAACCACTACCACTAGCAACCTCATCCGAGTTACCTGTCAAAGTAGTGTAACTAGTCGTTGCTGCACCATAAGTGCCTGAACCAGCGGCGGTTGCTTTCATCAAAGCAATCTTAAAACTATTACCAGTAGTTGTCGTAAAGTTATGTACGGCTTTAAGTATCTCTACCTTAAAGGACGTAGGCATTGCTGTCGTTACGCTAATAGCCATTTTAATTCTCCAAAAGTTTAATTAGCTCAGGATGCCCTGCATCACGAAGCTTGTTTGCAAGCGTAGTATTGTGGGAAACAACTGCTTGTTTCATGTATTTCACCAATACTGTACGAATCTGATCCCTAAAAACCTCCGCTTGATCGCGAAGAGCTGGATGGGAGCTTTCTCCGATATAAATAATTTTATCCAAAGCCATTTCTGCTACTTCTTCAGGCGTAAACCCACGTCCAGATACTGATACTGCAGTAATCTGTCCTAGAAGTGCGCCGCCGCTAGTAAACATAATAACCCTATGAAAAACGAAATATCGCAGAACTAAAATTATTTGGAGGTAACGTAACTGCAAAGATCTGATTATTGCAAGTCTGATCCATCCCAAAGTCCAATACTGCCACAGCCGTGTTACTTCTAGTGCTATTGTAAATAAGAGCACCCCTAGCTGTAAACGTCGATGCAGGCCAAGACACAGTACTAAAATTTAAATAAACCACTCCAGAAGCTGACGTAGCTATTGTCACACCAGTAATAGTATTACCTCCTGCGGTATAGCCATTACCTGTTACCTCATTTGTGGTCGAATAAGCAGTAGTGCCTGCACCCAACGAGGCCGAACTAGTGTACAACGCCATTTTAAGCGTATCTGCAGTCAGATCTTGATCACCTTGCAAGACCTGAGACTTAAAACTATTAGCAAATGCTTGAGTAATTGCCATTATGAAACCTTGTATTTAGCTTGACCGTCACGGTATGCATCTCCGCGCTCAAGACCATCACCCAACCGTTTCAACTGCATCAGCGCATCTTGGAATTTCTTCTCGTAATACGCCATCATATCTTGTTCGCCCTTCATGAAGATATATGCTTCAACCAGTGAGCCATATAGCAACGCAGGATCATAATTATCCCCTAACCATGTACGACCATCAGTAACAGTCGTGATTGATTGTGGATAATAGTAATAATGCAATTCGGTTGTATAACTTACATCAGGCATTGGTCCAAGTATCAGCGCAAGCTCGTCGGTTATCGCACCATTAGAAGTAGCTGGGCCGAAAATAGCATAATATTTTGGTACGCCAGTAGCTGTAGGAGATGGGTACATTTCACGAATGTAGTTCACATCTTTGTTTTGCAAATAGACATACTCACCATTTGCTTTTACTACAGCCAACGAAAACACCGATAAAAAATCAGTTGGGCAAGATAAATACTTATTACTTGCCGTAAGTAAGCCTTCTACGTTTTTCCTAACCGCCGCTAACTGTACTGTGTTATATATTCGCTGCTCTGCCTGAGTGATAAACGTGTTCAGCTCCACTGCAGTAAAACTATTTTCAGTGTAGTCAGCAATAGCAGCAATCAGTTCAGTGTAGGTCATGTAATTACTACCGTAACAGTTCCTAGTGCAAATAATCCAACTAATGGTGGAGTTAACGCTGTTGGCTGCATACCTGTACTTTCAAATGTAGAAGGTCCGGGTCCTCCAACAAACACATTTACTTCTGTAGGACCTTGTGGTCTTGGCTGATATATTGCCTGTGGCTCATTCAACGTCCGCTTAGGCAAAAGTTGTGGGTGCTTTGGTTCGTAGCACTCCGGACAAACTTTAAACCCCGTCCATTCCTTTTTTAATTCCAAATACTTATACTGCTGCCCACATCTGTCGCATATGGCTATGGAATACTTGCCTGACGCATACCCGCCCATAGCTGTTCCTAGTTACCCATATCGGGAACCAAATATACGCTTGCAATATCCCTATCCTCTTGCGCAGCACGAGTAAATTCTTCTTCATACAGTTGTTTTAACAAAACAACTCTATCTGGAGCTTTTTTCAAACCAATATAGTAAGCCAGACCTGCAGCTAGACAAGGCAAAAATCTAAATACAATATCGGTAGTATTTGTAAATGCTCCAGCATCTTCAATCCGACGAATAGCGTAATAGCGAAAGAGATAAGACTGCGACGCATCAGGTGCGGGATAGACATACAGCTTGGGGCTTATTGTACGTTCGACGTAGTATTGAGCAGGACGCGACTGTGTGTATTTATCAGGCAGATTCAAATACTCAGTACGACTTATCCGATCAATACTTATATCTTGTTGCGTAGTGGTTCCTGAATTTGTGCGTATAACACCAGACAATACATTTACGGTATCCGAGGGTAACGTATATTCTGCCTGACCAACAACCATCGTCGTCTGTCGTTGCTCAATAGTCCATAAATTTAATCCCCTGTTTGCCCAATCAGCAAACAAGAGATTTAATGATCGTCTTGCTGTAAGAATGTCATACCCAGTACGTGTCTCAAGGCCGCAGCGTTCATACGCTTCGGCAATAAGATCATCAATATCAAGATTGAATGTCGCTGTACCAGATGTGGTCATGTCTTATTAGCATTTCTTAGACGATTTTTTAGCCATTCCACCTTTTTTCATTGGTGTTTTTGCCATAGCACGACCTTTGGCATCTGGCGTTTTTTTGCCTAAAGCGCGACCTGCCATGTCTGCAGTTCCGCCTTTTTGAAAAGGTCGTCCCATAGCTCCACGTTTAATCATGTTACCTACGGCTGCCGCCCTATTGCCCAGCATGCCTGTACCTGCAAGTGATCCCCTGCCCGCAGAAACTTTTGCAGCAGGAGCCATTTTTGCCGCAGGAGCATTAGCCATCGCTTCTTTTACGCCCGGCGTTTGCAATAATTTTGCAATTGATCCGCCAAACATACCAGACGATTTTCCAGCCGCTACTGGACTACCAGATGCAACCGCTTTTGCTACTTTTTTTAAGAAAGCCATGGTTTATCCTTTAACAAATACGTGCTTTTTGGGTACGTGCTGCGCCTGTTCCTTTTACAATAACTTCTCCGCCGCAAGCATA